TAGGTAAATAGCGTTGACATTTTTGAAACGCCGGTATTCATAAATGTTATAGCTTATATCTTATTCAGTATAAACATTATGTAGTATACACGGTGCTGGCGAATACATCATCAATAGTAGTGCCTGTACAGTAGTAGGTCACAATGGCAGTTTCGTTGGCATCAACATCTAGTGTTGTTACGCCCTGTGTATTGTCTGCGGCAATGCCTATTTGAAGTTGACGATTCGCCCCATTAGTATTGATAGCGATCAGAGTCACTGTTTTACCTGCTGAATAATTAGTAAACCCTACCTGTACTGGTTCAGTGCTATAGTTAAAGCGAACCATGTGATCAGTTGCAAAGTCTATAGTAATCTCCGTGCCGGCACCAGCGGTGATAGTTCCAAGATTGCGAACCTGTCCACTATAGTTCTTAGCAGTTACCAAGTTGGTAACTGCCAAACTGCCCAGTGTTCCAACACTAGTCAAACTACTTGTAACTACGTTACTTGCTAATGTTGTGCCAGTAACGTTTGCAGCAGCAACTGAACCAGCTGAACCTGATACGTTTCCTGTAACATCACCAGTTAGTGGACCTGTAAACTTTGTAGCAGTTATACCATCCGCTACACTGATAGTGGCAACATCAACGCGACTCGTCGCGGCAGATCCTATTGGAGTCACCGTGAATACGATCTTGCTGCCCTGTGCTGTAGTGGTTTGATTTTCCAGCGCCGTCATACGGATTTGTGCCATAGACACATTACCCATGCCCGCATTAGTCTGCGCTGTGGCATTTATGCGTAACACATCATCATTGACTAATACTGCTGTTCTACCATCCAAAAAGTTTCCATTCCATCTACGTGCTACTAGACTGACATAGTCGCCATTGCCGTCAAAGTACACGCGGCAAGGGTCTTCAATCTGTCCAGTGATGTGTAGCATAGTACCATCAATGCCTGGAGGAACTGTGTCACCCGTAGATGATCCAATAATTTCCACCCCACCTGACTGATCGTCACCTTGAGTAATGCGCATTACAACTTGACCAGTTGCATTTACTGCAAATACGGGTTCTTCTTCTAATACTGTAGTAAGTGATCCGTCTGTTGGGTGTACGTGAAATTGCCCAACTACGTTAACACCGCCTGTACCATTAGATGCAATAACTATATCTTCATCATCATTTATTGCTTGCAGAATTGCATAGTCAGTGTTAGATGAATACGTACCTACTGAAGCTCCGAAATCGCCGAATGAGAAATCTAATCCTGTGCTGTCAATAATGATCTGTCCATTACCGTTAGTAACAACCCCCGGCCCTAGTTTAACTCCACCAAACTGCGTTTCAGTTGCTACGCTGAGTTGAAAAACATCCGATTCGTCCATTTCAAACATTGGGCCAGCATTGAGTGATATCTCACCATTTGCACTAACTGTAAACCCTGGTCCTATTTTTATTCCACCGAGTACTGTTGGAGAAGCAACATTAAGAGTAACTTCATTATTACCATTTAAGTAAATACCATCACTGGTTTCTATAGTATTAAAATAGAATTTTTTGGTAGATTGATTATACGTTAAATATTTGTTAGTTCCGGCTGTTGATGAACTAATGTCGTCTAATCTTGCGAATTTAACTTCGCCGCCACCACCCATAGAAGACATCTGTTGCTGAATTCGTTGTAGAAACAAACCATAGTGATCATTCATATCTTTAAACGTAACAAACTTTTTATCAGTCTGTTTTAATGGATCGTTCCATCTATTTTGTTCTATATTATCTCGTTCTTTTAGTTCTACTTTTTTTGAAAGATAACTCGCTACCAAGTCAGCAGTATTTTCTTTTTCTGCTATAATCTGAACAGGTGTATCTTCTTGTAATATTTTTTGCGTTTCTACTTTTGTCTTTTTAAGTTCTTCTGATAGTAGTTTTGCGAATTCTTTTAATTTATCGTTCATCTTTGCCATCCTTTTTGATACTCTTGCGAGAAATTTGCTTTGCTAAACTGCAATCTATCAACGAGTTTTAACGCGTTTTTACCTAGATGGTCAATAGCGACAAATCCTTCTTGTCCTGTTACTTCATAACCAGTATTTGTTTTTAAAAACGTTCTTAAACTATCAACTTTGTTTAATTTCGTTATAATAATATGCTTTACTTCGTCTATGATGTTATATATCTTAAACACGTCAACTACATCATTACCGTGTTCTTTAAAGTAAGAAAGAACTTCATCACGCTTCTTATAAGAAACCTGCTTTCCACTTTCGGTTTTCTTTTTATCTGCTTCTTTTTGATACACATCTTCTATATATGCTATCATATCTTTTACAAATTTGGCAGGATCGCCTATTCTTTCACCAGCTCTAACTTTAGCATTTATAAATGTGTTAATTCTAATTCTTCTATCTTCATTGCTCGACAATTCATTAAGTACATTACTTTTTATCTTGTTAAAGATTTTACCTGCATCAGAGAGTAACTTTGTTACATTCTTTGTTTCTTCTACTGTAAGCGTAGCATTACCGGACACGTCTTTAAATACAGCATCAACTGACCATACATTTTTTACTTTTTTGAGACCTGTTGCAATCTCTTCTCCAAAACTAGCTTGCATTGTTTCAAATGAGTTTCCTCTATAGACTGTATGCCATACCACACCGATCTTTGATCCAAGTATTTGTTTAGCAAGTCTGCTTTCCTTTGGTACCGCGTAAACAATCGTATTAGGATGGAAAGTAATATACGATTCTCCACCAATATTAACTTCTTTAATATCTTCTCTCGCATATAAGAAATCACCTTGTATCACGCCCTTGATACCGAGCTTTGGCAACTCGGCAAGTGCTAATTTTAATTTTATATTCAAATCACCGGAAGTATCAGCGTCAATATCAGCGTCAGTTTTATATACCTTCGGATTTTTATTAAAGATACCTTTTTTAGCAACAAAAAACTTTTTATCAGTAGGATCAATTCCAGCAAATACTGCCGGGGCGCCATCCCATTTAGTAGATATATTTACTGGTGCTTTTGTATTACCCGCCAACATATCACGTAGTGCACGAAGATAGTTGATTGCCTGACGTGTACCATCGACTCCACCATCTATGATTGCATCAGTAATATGCACCATATGAACATTTTTTTCTTCTGTTATGAACTGAGAAAATGTTAACATTTATACTTTCCTTACTGAGCCATCGTGTTT